CCTTTAGCCATTTACTCTTCCTTTTTCGATAACATATCTTCCATGACCGATTGCATCTGTCGTTTACCACTGTAACTACCGAGCGTATACATCCTCATTAACGCATTGTGCATGATGAATGAGGATTCCCAAATACCCCACAGATGACTCTCCCTCTTGACTGGGATAAAGGCTGAGAATCCTTTGATTTTCTTATCAGTTCGAGCCACGTTGAGAAAGCAATGGACAACCCTGTCGAACACACCGACAAACGTTTCAAGTGCCTCATTGACACTCATTTCCATTGCCCCATGTTCCTCTCCTTCATAGAGTTGCATAGCAAGAACGGAGAAGCCATGAAAGACGTAGGTGAACGCTTCCTGATACTTTCTCGTGGCTTCGATGTTGTCGATCCATTCATCTGTGATGGTTATCTGACCGGGCATGATACCTTGATCTTCAAGAATCTTGGTGATCTTTCCAAGACTCATTTCATCACACCTGATCAACGTGTAATCCCCCTCACGAAAGAAGTGCCACAGATCATCATCCACTAACACTTCCTTATATATCGTAAAGAGGTTTGCCAAGTTGTCACCTTCGTCAAGGTCATGCCCTTCGATTTTGATTTCGCTTATCATCATTTGTATTTCCTCTTTCTGTCAAGCCTTAGGTCGTCTTCAATCGCTTTCCATTGTGCCCCGACCATCTTCTGCACCTCACGTTCAAGGTTTTGACTTTCAATTTCTTTGATTAGGGTGTCTCTGGTTCCCTTTATGTTAAGATTGTTGGCTTGAATGGTTTGCTTTTCCTTCACCCAAAACCCTTCGTCAACGAGAAAATCAATGTTAGCAGAGAGGTCATCCACACCGTAGTCATAATAGATTGGTATGTCAACGTCACGCCTCTTCCCTGTCAACTTATTCTTGCTGATCTTAGCGTTGGAATTTACTCCAATCTCTCTGCTTTTTTTCCTGATTGGTTCCTTGATTGAGAGCCACATCTCATGGGTAGAATAAAATTTGAGTGCTTTACCACCGCTACGAGTCTTGGAAGTGAAACCGAAACCTAAGTTATCTCTTGTCTGGGATACAATAATGATAAGAGCCTCTTGGGATTTGATCTCCCTTGCTGTGACTCGCAGGATCTCACTAACGAGTTTGGCTTTCTCTGTTTTATAGGAACCAGTCTGTTTCTCCTTTGCCGATTGTTTTTTTAAGCCTGCTATTTTCATAGCCCTGTCCACTTCTTCAAGGCTTGTGAGAGCATCAAGGCTGTCTAATATGTAGACAAAAGGTCTGCCATCTTTTAGAGCCTTAACGATGTTCCCATAGAAATCTTGGACGGTGTCTGATGTTACTTTGGTTTCGATGCGCTGACCTATATCGACACCAAATAAATAGTTGACGTTGAACTCCAATGCCGCTTCAACGTCATCATAGATCATGCGATAGTCATCCCACTTGGTGTACATTTCCATCTCTGCGAAGGCGGTCAAGGCAAGCAGACTCTTCCCAGAGGAACTATCTCCAATGAGATTCACCAGCTTGCCTATCCCGTAGCCTCCCACAGCGTAGTCGGAGCAGGCACAGTTGAGAAGGGTTGATCCTGTCGGAATTAGCCAGTCAGGGTCAACCGAACTAACTTTATCCTTCTCTCGTGGGTTTTTAGTCGTTTCCCTGACCTGATTGACAGCCTCTTCCGTTTTCGTTTTCCTCCTTTTTAACTGAGCCATGCTACCTCCTACATGCAAGCCGCCTTTGGGAGTTCATCGTAACTTCTGGATGAATGCCTGTTAGCGATCTGCAGGAATTTATCCTCATCCGATTCAATCAGCATCTTCATAGCAACAACATTATCGGTGAGGGGATATTTAGATTTGTTGATGTGGGCGCAAAGGTCTTGAATTTTACCCTTTTGAATCTGTTGGACAAAACCCTCTTTCTGCACAATATAATCATGCTTCCTGCCCTTGACGAATACTCTGCCAGTTTCCTCGTAGACTGCCAACTCAGTCTCTCCAATGATGTCAAGCAGTAAGTCTTTGGCTTTACCCTCAGCCTCTGCTTTCTGAGCCTGCAACTTATCGAACTCTGATTGGCGTCTGGCATCAACCTCAGCACCTGCTCGTCCCAATCTTCGCATAGCACCTGCCGCTTCCTCAGCAGATACAGCGGCATGTTCAAAGGCTCGTCCCATCTCCTCTGTGGCTCGTAGAAGCCCATCGGTGACATCATCCGCAACGGATTCATATAGTTCCCTTGTTGCTTCATCAGTCCAGACAGACCAGACAGCTTGAACCCTTTGTTGACCACGTTCTGTTTCCACATCGTGATAATAAACGTAACTATCACGAACCCATGTGGTCCAGGTGGTAGTCGATGTTACTGTGGCTGTGGGTGAATCATTATAGAGTATTGAGGTATTTGTTGCAGACTGGGTACCTTCATCAACCCACTGGTCCCACACATCATTGGAGTAAGTATGGCTGTAGGTGTTGAATGAATTTGCTCCTGGTGTTATAGCCATTTTAGGACACTCCAGTTTCATCTTCTCATTGTTGAATAAACGGTTTAAATCAACCCTGTAGATGTCTCTCCAGGAGTCGAACTCTCTGAAATAGGAGACACGATCCACAGGGCACTTTAGTCGAAAGACCCTCCCAAATAAGTCTGGGGGAATCATGTTGTGTGGGAGAGAAGCCATTATTTAGCCTCCGCCGATTGGTGGAACGAGTATAATCATACCTGCCTTCGGGTCGAAGACCTCCATCTTCTTTCCCTTCCCGCCTTCTTTTTCTACATAGAAGGCTGTGAATCTGTCCTTCGCTTTTGGAGCGTGAACGTGATCCTCAAAATGTTTCTTGACAGCTTTGGTCTCCGCAAGTTTTTCAGGATCCCATGTCATTTTGTTATCACCTGTCCCGTCCATGATTCGCATTTCTCCCATCAGTTAATCACCTCCTTTCTAAGTGTGGCGCCGTCGAACAATCCTCTTTCGAGTTTTCTTCTCGGACGGCTCAGATTTTTCTTCCTTCTTCTCCTCTGGTGCAGGAGCACCTGCTGTGTCTGCCAGATCAGAGCATGGATCATAATGTTCGCACTTATTACACTCTGGCAATTTTTCAATGTCAAGTCCAGGTGTCCCACCCCCAGGACATTCAAAGTCAGCACTTGGTGCCTCGACTTCTTTTTCCTTTTTCTTCTCTTCCTTTGCAGGTTGAGAATCGTTATCGTTATCAGTGGAAGCAGTCTGAGTTTCCGGAGGAGTCTGATCGTTGTTGGCTGGCTGTGAACCCTCGACTGGGAACGCTTCCTCCATCTTCTCAAACGATGGATGAATCGTCACGCACTCGTCCAAAGAAAATGAGATGTTCAAAATCTCATCAGGGACAGGTTCGTCACGATCTACAAAACGATGACCCACGAAGTCCATGCTATCACGCTCCTTACCAGAAGCATCTGTGAACGTGCCTGACTTCTTGATGGAGAACGCAATCGATTTGCCCTGATCATAGTCAGAGAACGGAACGGGCGCCCCACCCTTGGGATTCTTTGCAATCTCATCCACATGCTTCTCGAAGTTCCACCACGCTACTTCCCAAATCTGCAAGCCTTTTTCTTCTTCCTCAGGAGTGTCATGCACCCAGACAAGATAGACTGTCCTGCGTTTGGGAGCGATTGATTTCCACTCTTTCTCAGGCAGTCTCTTGCCCCTCATGTAATTGCAGATCGGGTCAGGTTTCTTGAACATACGCTGAGGGCACACGAACTGGTCATACTGCGGACCAATGTTCTGATGCAACCACATGTCAAGATTGAATGCCATACGACCTTCAGGTACCCGAGGATGTTGCTCACCCGCAATAAAAGGTATAATATCGAGCAAGTGGTCACCAAACTCTGGCTTCCAAAACCCTACCCCTGTAGGTATTTTATCCTTAATGAAGATAGTCCCATACTCAGGCATATCCTCGCCTCTGTCAATAGACTCCTGCGTTCTCTTTTGCAGGTCTTCCCTCATTTTCTTGGTCTTGTCTCGGAAACTCATTCTTGCTTCCTCCTTTTTAGTTTAACTGATCTTGGGTTATTGTCTAAAACGTCCTCGTGTTTCTTCTGCCTCATGTCCTTTAGCATTTCTCTTGTTTCTTGACCAACTGCTTTCGACTCCACATAATAATTAGACAGAAATAGTTTTGTGAGGTTATCAAGGGCGTCCTTACGGTGTTGAAACGCCCACTTAGCTGCCTCTAATACGTTTACATGATAGGTAGCTTGTATCAAAAGGAAATTTTTATCACGATATTCCTTTTGGGCACAGATCCATGTTGTGATAGCCATGTCGGTAGGTTTCTTATCGAACCCTAAGATGTCCCAACTCTTGCGTATCTTCATATCAAGGTCAGCTTTCTTTAGGTTCAGTTGTTCTTTGGCTTCGTCACGTTCCTTAACGGCTTGCGCCCAAGCGTTTGACCACTTACCATACAACTCTGCTTGTTCCACGAGACACAATTCCAGAGAGTCTGGGTCGATATGTAGATCCTTTTCGTAGTTTAGGTCATCCATTGTCAATCTCCCTAAAATGGTATGTCATCGTCCTGATCAGCAGAGCATGCCAGCGCACACGCAAGCACCAGCCCCAGACGCCCTGTATACATGAACGAATCAGTGAATAGGGAGGCAATGTTAAGTAATCCAGGACTCATAGGTTTTCCTACGATGACCTTCTCCAAGTAGGAGCTGATTGCATAACGTATCTGCTCGGGGTCTCCTGTCACTTTAGGGAGCATGACCCTAATTTGTTCCCACTTATTAGTCCCCGACAATCTTTCGTCAATTAGAACCAGTATCAGTTCCTTAACTGACTTCTCGCTAACCACGAGATTTTCTATTGCCTCATCCATCTTATCAATATCGCCCATATCAATGACAGCATCAAGCAACGACAAAGCCTGACCTGCTGAACCCCAGCAACTCTTGGTGATCTTGGTAATAATTTCTGTGGGAAAGTCTTTGGCTTCTTCTGCATCGAGGACGTCCATCAAAAGATTCGACACTTCCCCTCTGCGAAATGGTTTGACTTCACCCTCGAAACATCGCCGCCTGATCGCTTTCAACGTATTGCCTTTGATCTTCTCAGGCTCTGAGGTACATAGGACGAATAAAACATGCTTCGGTGGTTCCTCAAGCATCTTCAACAAGGCTTCAAGAGCAGGACCTGTGATCTGGTGACATTCATCAAGGAGATACAGTTTGCGGTCACCGTTCATAGGTGCGGTCTTTATGTTTCTACCTATCTCTCGAATGGTATCAATTCCTCTTGTATTCGCCGAGTTGTATTCATAAAAATCAAAATCAGAGATGGAGAGTTCCTCTTTAATCACATAGGCAAGAGTAGTCTTTCCACCACCTGGCAACCCAGTAAAGAAATAACTCCCTGGTATGTCTTTCTCTCTCTTAATGACAGAGGAGAGACTTTCTAACAGGGCTTCGTTTCCCATAAACTCATCAAATGACATCGGTCGATAATCAACATTTAAGGTCATGCTTCCTCCTAAGCTGCCAGTTTGTATTCGGTCATCTCTGACCAATTACCGTCAATACCAGAAATCTCATGTTCTATTTCAAGTGGTACACTAATCCAGGGGAACATCTCCTTGATCTTTTCTGTACCAACATAATTAATTGTCTCAATGATGTGGGGTAACTCGTCCTCCTCATAGTCGTGGATCATATCATCATGGATCTGACCAATGATCATTGACACCCAATCTTCATCCGCCGCTATCTTCTCCACTTCAATCAGACTCCACAGGAGCATGTGGAATGCTGTGCCCTGCGTCTGATAATTCGTACATTCGTTCCGAGTCATGTACCCTACATATTGAAAGCCAAGAAAGCTACTGATGTATCCGTTCTTCCTGTACTCCTCGTTGATTGCATCCTTCCACTTCTTATATACTTTGAATCTCCTACCCCAAAACTTCTGCTCGACTTTCTTACAATGCTCGGTGAACTCCTCGACGGTTTTGATACCCTGCTTCCTCATGTGACGTTTGAGGGTGATGCCTGATGCAGTCTCAAGGTCGAGGTAATTTTCCCACAGGTCAGGAGCGCAGTTACCATAGTATGAACCATAGAACTGAGGAAACACCCAGCCGTTCTTACCACTGTATCTAATTTTCTTGGTGACTTCTTGCTCGGGTAGCTTCCAGATGTCGGACGCCGCATCCCTGTGCATGTCAGTCGTTGGGTCAGTAATGTACTTGATTAACTCTGGATCTTTATTATAGCAGGCAGAGATTGCAACCTCAATACCTGAGAAGTCAGAGGACAGCAGACCATGACCTTTACTTGGTATGATACCCTTGCGACAAGTCTGCATTGAAAATTCATCTCGCTTGGGGATATTTTGAAAGTTAGGATCGGAAGATGAACCACGATATGACTTAGGTATTGTCAGATCGTAGGAGGGATTCATTATACCCTGATATGAGAACCTCTGAAACTGTGCCAGATATGTTCCCTTTACTTTGATCATCTTGCGGAGTTGTAACAGGTCTTTAACAAAGGGTAGGTCTATCTTTTGGAGTGCTTTTTCATCTACCGAATAGTTGCCCTTCTCTGTCAGTATGGGAGGATATTTGAGCAAGTCATATAGGAGAAAGCCTAAGTCTTTTGGTGACTCAATGTCCAACTCCCTGTTCGTTGCATCTTTAAATGTTTGAGCATCCTTACCAAACTTCGTGACTTTCAACAGGTCAATGATCATTCCGTCGATCACCCCTGTTCCTTCTTTATTAGATTGACTGTTATAATATTCCTCGTCGGTACATACACCACGCTTTTCAATGTCAGCAAGGACGAGCGCACCCTCATGGAAGAACTCATAAGGGTAGGTCATGCCCCTCTCTTTAATCTGTTCCTCTTGTATTGGTCGTAACATGAAACCAAAAAGAGAGTCAAGCCCACCGTAGTGAAGCAGATCATCAAGAGGACACTTCTCCATTTTGTTGAACGGGAACCCTTTGATATACTTCTGGACAGGTTTGTCATAAGGATAGAATCCAAAGTTGACATAGGTCTGAAATTTAAGTTTTGTGAAATACCTACGATTATCTATGATGTGGGCGGCGATCATAGAATCCCAGCCCCAATTCTCCACCTCGACTCCCATGATCTCACTCGTCCACACATCTTCAAATTTCATGTTATGTGCTTCTTTACTGATCATGTGGTGTCTCAATACCTTGCGAATCCGGGTCTTGATTTGAGCATACTCCTTACGATTCCAATGATTTCTGTACTGGACTGGAAAAGAGTATGCTTCCTGCTCGTCAAAGCACAATGACATGGAGAGTATCTTATGACCAGGTCGAAAGGGTTTCAGTCCAGTTGTCTCATAGTCAAATTCCATCCTCTCGGGAGGGTGTTGAATGATTCTATCCAAGAGGGATAGTACATCATGGTAGTTAAAAAGGGACCGCACTTTTTTCCCATAATCGACAGGTGTGGGATCGACTGATCCTTGAATGAAATTGACTGCATTGGTAATATCTCTGCTGTATTGACTGGTAAGGTTTGCGTTATCTTTATCTCTGGTGATATAGGAAGGATGAAATAGAGGCAGAACCCAAAGATTATATCTGAGGTCTGGTATGTGAAGACCACGCCACCTTGAAATACTCGCCTCCTTGAAGTGATCGATATAGAAAGATTCAACGGCTTTTCCTCCCATCAGTAAGATGAATCTTGGTTGCAACTCCCTGATGGTCTGCTCAATGATAGGACGACAATAGCGGAGTTCTGATTTCTCTGGTGCACGGTTCTTAACTTTGCCCCACTTGCCTGATGTCATAGGTCTACAATTTACAGCATTGACCTTCCAGAAGTCACGATCAAGATCCAGTTTATGTAACCCTAATTCTCTCCACAAATATCCCCCAGCCTGAGCATGTTTTATAAACTGCTTACCAAGCTGGTCTTCATGTTCACCTGGGCCTTCGCCTATTGCGAGTGCCTTCAATCTCCCCTCACCCGTGTACTTCATGCGTGGTGAGCGGGCGTGTTTGAATAGCCCACACTCTTTACAATGTGGACCTGTATCATCAAGGTCAACGTATCGTTGGGAGCCCTTCTCTATTTGTTGATCGGTAAAGAATCCTTTAGTCGCCATCAATCTACATTTAACCCCGCTAAGTGCTGAAAGGCTTGACGCTTGAAAAGGATATGAGCCTCACCAACATACATGAATGTTGCCTTTTCGAGAACATCGATTAGGAAATCAGGTCTGATCTGGAGTGAAAATTCTTTTTCTATCGCAGGTTTTTTCTTTTCATCGAAGTCAACCTCTTCCAAGATAGCACCCTTCGCAGTCTCAGCCTTACACGTTACCTTATTCTTATTCACAATCAGCGTGACCAATTTATCTACCGACTGCTCTCCCTCATTCACAAGGTTGACAGTTTCGATGGAGTCTCGTAGGTCAGCAGGTATCCGTATACGCACGCCGTCATTGAAACCCTCGAACGCTTCCATAAAGGACAGCAAATCAAGTGGGATCACGCGGCGTGCGCTGAACGTGGTGCCCCCTTCAGACTTGAAGTGCGCCCAGGCTTTAGTCAATACGTAGGAGGTAATGTCTTCATACCTGGATAGGTCTTGAATGAGGGTCGCCTCGATATAAAAGTCCTCTGGTACTTCTTTGTCCATCTCGTACCAGGAGATTCTTGACTTCGTTCCTGACATAACATTCTTACCTTCGATTCTAACACAGGTCAGCGTCCCTCTCTGTCTGTCCGTGTCGGCGCTAAATGCACACAGCCTCAGACCCTCTATGAAGTCAGGTGCAAGCCTGTGCCAGTCAGCATCTACCAACTCCTTCGTAACATTCTTAATATAATCAAAGATTTCGGACTCTTCCACGATGGGTATATGTGCTGATGTTTTATTGTTCCAGCACTCTAACAGACCATCTTTGACTACCAGTGAGATTGTTTCCGTTTTCATTTTTGATATGAGTTTAAGAAACAAGCCGGCGTCAACTGTGCATTGGAGTTCGATGTCGAATGGGTAAGAAATGAGGAGTTCATCATTGTAGGCGAGTATTTCGTCCTTGTTGAAGATGAAATGATTGGACTGTTCGATGATCTCCTTTTGTGATAAGCCTGGACGGACGAGATTCAACACGTCCATTAAATCTTCTCTATTTACCTCCATTGATTTCCTCCCTTTTCATGTCAATGACTGTTTGAACATCTTTTGGATAGTAATATGATAGTAGGCGTCTCCACTCATCGGTCTCACCAAGAGCAGTATCCCTAAAATCACGCTCCTTCACTGGGTCTTTCATTACAGGAAAGTTACCTGCCAGGTATAATTTCATATCAATTCCTTTGTGCGAGATTTGGGGATGAACTTCCAGGGCCACTCAGGCATGCTCTGCTCCACTGAAATATAATAGAGCATGTTAATTTTATCCCGAGCCAGATGATTGTTCGCAACATCTTCCAGAGTAAACCCCCTGCTCTCTATGTACTTGATCATTTTGTTTTGGAAACTCTCAGGGAATGTATTGAAGTGCTTACCAGGTGTGCCTTTTCGGGGTGACTTTGAGGAGACAGTTACAATGTGTGGGTTCTCATTATAGACCCACTGCTTTTGTCGAGTGCGAGGAACGAGTACCACACCATAGCGTCCGAACTGTACCCAACTGGTGCTGTCAACTGAGTACCAGGGATAGCGACTCATAATAAGGACAGAAGTGAGACCGAAACCATGTACTTTACATACAGGCATGCCCTTAGAATCTGTGAGGAACGTCTTCCAGATATGATCTAAACTCCCAATCGTGCGTTCATTTGACATAACGCTGATGGCACCAATTGCTATGTAGTCACAGTCTTTGAGGTACAGTTCAAGAAACTGGGTTTGAGTTTCAGCATGCCAGACAGGGATAGGTTCGAGCCCCTTCATTCTCATATAAAGAAAGTTCTGATAGGACTT